ACACAAGTTAATGAATTACAAGTATTAGAACAAAACGTAATTGTAGCGGCTTTCGCTAAACGTGGTGGTACAGATGAATTGTATGAACGTATTGCTCAAGAAGTTCGTTCTCATGTGCCAGACGTAAGCACTAAGAAAGGCCGTGATGCGATTGGTTCGCTTGCTTTGAAAATCAGTAAGTCAAAAACACTTATTGAGAAATGTGGCAAAGAATTAGTTGCTGAACAAAAAGCTCAAATTAAAGTGATTGATGATGATCGAATTTCAATTGTTAAGAAGTTTGATTTATTACGTGATGAAATCTTGGCACCACGTGACGCTTGGGAACAAGCAGAGAAAGATCGTGTTGAAAAACATCAGGCAAATATTCGAGCAATTAGAAGCCTTCATGATGACCGTACTCCTTATCAAGAATCTCTTGAAATTAAAAACCGCATCTTAGAACTAGAAGGTTTTGAAGTAGATGCTTCATTTGAGGAATACGAGCAAGAAGCAAAACTTGCAAAGCTTGAGACTTTAGACAAGTTGCGCAATGCCCTTGTAGATCGTGAAAAGTTTGAGGCTGAATCTGCTGAACTTGAACGCCTACGCAAAGCTGAACAAGAACGTTTACAGCGAGAACATGAAGAACGTATTGCACATGAAGCTGCTGAAAAAGCCCGCCTTGAAGCTGAACGTAAAGCCAAAGAAGAAGCTGATCGTGTAGAGCGAGAAAAGCAAGAAGCTATTGCAAAAGCAGAGCGTGAAAAACGTGAAGCCGCTGAACGTGAAGCTCGTTTAGTTGCTGAAAAAGAAGCTGCTGAATTGCGTGCACAACATGCAGCTGAAGCTGAACGTAAACGCATTGAAGCTGAACAAGCTGCGAAGCTAGAGGCTGAACGCCAAGCAGAAGAGGCGCGTCAAGCAAACCAAGCTCACCGTAAAAAAATCTGTAATGAAGCACTTAAAGGATTATTGGCTTTGGGCATTGATGAAGCAAAAGGCAAAGAGATTTTGCAAGCAATCAATAAAGGCTTTGTTCCGCACGTATCTATTAAATTTTGAGGATTGGAAGATGAACGCACCTGTAAACGGAACACTTATTACTACACAGATTGCAAACGTTGCGGAAACTCTTGGTTTGGTAAATGTTAATCCACAAGAGTTAAAGGAAACACTGATTCAAACAGCTTTCCGCACTGAAACACCTGCGACTGATGCACAAATGGCTTCTCTTTTGATTGTTGCGGGGCAATACAAGCTGAACCCATGGACTAAAGAAATCTACGCTTTCCCAGATAAAAACAAAGGGATTATTCCAGTTGTTGGCGTAGATGGTTGGTCTCGAATCATTAATGGAAATTCTAATTTCAATGGTATGGAATTTAAGTTCTCAGAAAATATGGTTCAGATGGAAGGCGCGAAAGTAGCTGCACCTGAATGGGTTGAATGCATTATCTATCGTAAAGATCGTGACCACCCTACTGTTGTTCGCGAGTATTTAGCTGAGTGTTATCGCCCACCTTTCAAGTCTAAATCTGGATATGTTGTTGAAGGCCCATGGCAGAGTCACCCTTCTCGCTTCTTGCGTCACAAAGCAACTATTCAATGTGCGCGCTTGGCATTTGGTTTTGTTGGCATTCACGATCAAGACGAAGCGGAACGTATTGCAGAAAGTGGACAGCCTATTAAGGATGTTACAAGCGAAGTGCCAGAAGGCTACCAAGCGTTTGAAGATGAGCATTTAGCTACGCTTAAATCAGAAGCTCAATACGGTACAGAACGTTTGCAGGCGGCTTATGTAGCGGTTCCAAAGGGAAATCTTAAAAAGCACCTTTGGGAAGTTCACTCAATTAGCTTAAAAGAAATTGCTCAGTTTGCTGACCAAGCTTTACAGCGTCAGGGAGAAACTTATGAACATTCTCCAGCGTAGTGAAGATTGGCATTCGGAACGCTGTGGCAAAGTCACAGCAAGCCGAGTAAAGGATTTAAATGCAAAGCCCAATAAAGGCAAAGCTTTAAATGCGTTGGGTTTAATTATTCTAGCTGAGCGCCTAACTGGCGTTCAGAAGGAAATCTTCACAAACACTGTTATGCAATGGGGTATCGACAACGAGCCTCATGCAATAGCAGCTTATGAAAATGAAACAGGAAACTTTGTAGTTGGAACGGGCTTAATTGACCATCCTTTCATTGAAATGTTCGGGGCTTCACCAGATGGACTTGTATGTGACAAAGGGCAAATAGAAGTTAAATGTCCAGACACTACAACGCATTTGAATACCCTTCTGACTAAGCAAGTTCCAGATGAGTATATTCCGCAAATCACAAGTCAGTTGGCTTGTACTCGTCGTGAATGGTGTGACTTTGTGAGCTACGATCCACGTCTACCAGAAGGACTACAGATCATCATAATTCGTGTCTTTGCCAAAGACTTGCCAATAGAAGCATTAGAGCAAGATGTTCGGAACTTCAACAAAGCTATAGATGACGCAATTAAAACATTGAAGGTGGCAACATGAGCGACTGGCAAATATTAAGAAGTCGGTATGGAAGCAACCGAAGTTATAAGAATCGTCTAGCCCTTCTGCCATCGAAGTTTGAGGATTTCTCAAACTGGCTAGTTGACCAAGGTGCTGATGTTTTCAGTAAAACAGAACAAAACGAACTTTTAAGATTTAGATTAAAAGGCCAATTAGGTATTTGGTATGAGTCAGGTTCAGGAAACCTACTAATGCATGATTTGGCAGATAAATATATGGAGACGGCAGCATGACAGATTTGAATAATCCAGAAACTATCGAGATACATGGCTTAAGAACAATTACTAAGCTTTGTCATTTTGGTGCAGATAACAATATGGAAGGCTGTACTTTTACTGAAATTGTAGAGCGTCTATTTGCAGAGCTAGAAAAAGCCAAAGCTCAGGCGGTGCCAGAACACATCATCACCCTTCAGCGAAATGGCGAAGTGTTTAAGTTTGATTTGTTGGACTTACTACGCAGATCACTTAAAAGCTCAAAAGTATTGAAGACCCGTGAAAACTGGTCTCATGTTTCTAAAATGGTCGGTATTGGCTCTACAACTGCAACGCTTTTATGCAAAGAAATGAATGTAGATCCAGATGGAACGGCATTTGTAGCAAGCGAATCGGGAGCTGAACAATGAGCAAATCAACATTGTGGGCTGTTGCAATGCGACCAGAAGGTTACAGCCCTTTTAAACAAACTCCAGCAGCTTCTAAAGAGATAGCTGAGAGAGCTGTAGAGCGTTATAGAAAAATGCATGAAAAAGAAGGCAACAACTTTTTCTTAGAAATTTTCGATGATGTTATCAAAGTCCAGAAATGGCACGGCACCCGTAAGGATCATATTAAAAAATTATTTTATGTAGAAAGCTGGTTCACCCAAGCAATGTATCAATGCTTTGATTTGAAGACAGCTGAACGTGTTTTTAAGTTTGATGAAATTGTGAATTGCTACAAGAAAGGATCTGCTCCCCTTGTAACCAAAAGCTTTGATGAGGCAAAACAATTTTATGGATCTGGAGCTGAGAGATGAGTGAATTTGAAATGGCTTATTTTGACGTAAAGCTCTTTATTTCGAAATGGACTACAGGGGTTATTTATAAAGGCTTATATATCGAAATGGATGAGAGTAGCACCTTCGCATATAAAGTCTTTGATAATGAAAATTGTGGTGAAGAGTTATGCGGCTTTCTCAACATGAAAGATGCAATTAGGTATGTAGATGAAGTTAAAGCGGAAAGTAAGGAGGGGTTATGACAGCAATTGCAAATATTGGTAGTAACTTCGTTGTAGCGTTACCACCATCAGAAATTTGGCTTAATGATCTACAAGCAGCGGAATATTTAGGCTATAAAGATGTTCACTTTAAGGCAGCGGTTTGCTGCCAACCAAACTTCCCGAAGCCGCGCTTTGTTATTAATTGTGGTCAAGGGAGACGTTGGAATTTGGCAGAGATATCAAACTGGTTAAAAGAAAGGTCTGATGATAAACCTAAAAAAGGACGACCACGCAAACGGGGCTAATCTAGCCTCGTTGCAATTTCACTTGCGGTAGCATTGTAGTAAATCATTAAGCTTCTTAAATCTTTATGCCCAATCATCCTAGCTAAGTCTAAAACCTCTAATTTTCTAGCAAGACGAGTACATGCTTCATGTCTGGTGTCATGAAAGTGTAGATCTGTAATTTGGCATCTATCTCGTAATTTTCGCCAAAGCGTATCAAAGCTTTGGGTATTGCAAGTAAACACCTGTTTTTTATCTAGGCCCTTTAATAGAGTTAGCAATTCAACTGCTCGTTTAGATAAAGGTACATTTCGTTTAGTACCATTCTTTGTTTCAGTCAAAACTAGGTATCTATCTTTTAAATACACACGGTCCCAAGTTAAACCAACAATCTCACCAGCTCGCATTGCAGTTTCGATAGCAAAAAGAAAGGCAATAATAATTTGTTGGGTTGAGTTTACTGGAACGTTGTTATCCCAATTTGCTGCAAGACATAATCTATCAATTTCATCCTGAGCTATTCGTCTATCCCGGTGCTTTGATGGTGGCGGCAAAGTTAAGTCAGCCATTGGAGACTCTTTAATCCACTTCCATTCTTTACGGGCAACAGTAAATAAAGAAGCTAAGATATTTGCTTCGCGACGAACTGTAGCGCCCTGCACTTCTTTTAAACGGGAGTCGCGCCACTGGACTAAATCATCGGTGGTAACTTTGGATAATTGTTTTTGGCAAAGCTTTTTATACTCGCGTTTAAAGAAGGCCATTCGCTTGACTTCATTCTCATGAGTTTTCTTCTTTATACTTACTTCATTTAAATAGCGTTCAATTGCTTCTAAAAATGAATGGTCAGGAAGTTTTCCATGTGACTGTTCACGTAACTGTGTCTCGCGTTTAGATGCCCAAGCCCTTGCTTGTGCTTTTGTATCAAAGGTTGCACTTTCGCGAATTCCGTTTACACTTATCTCGGCTCGCCATGTATCGTTTCGTTGTCTAAATGAGGCCAT